GATACTGCTGCTTCTAATAATGCTGTGGTTTTACCTGTATCACTATGACCTCTTAATAAGGTAATATGACCTGTCGGTATACCTGGCATAGAAGTAATATCTTGGTAGGCTTTTGATAAAGGTATCCATCCTTGCTCTTTAAACTTTACCGAGGCATTTGCAAATCCCTTCTTCTTTTTGAAATTACCTAAATTAAATCCACTCTTTACTATAGCAGATGCTTTTTCTGCTGTTGCGCTTTTTGCCATTTATTTTATTCGTTAAAAAGGTCATCAAATTTACTTACCGCGTCTTTAACTCCTGGTGTTGAAGTCTCTAAAGAAAAGTCGGTTGAATGACTTCCTAGAGTCTCAGTTAAGGAATTAGATGCCTGAGGTGCAGGTGCTGAAGGAGTTTCGTCCTCTGCTGAACCTGGTGTTAAGTAATTTTGTAACTGCTTTTTAATGAACTCATAATCGTATTGAGTATGAATCTCAACAGGGTGTGGTTGGTTCTTTAACCATAAATCAACTTGCGCTGCATTATCTGATAGCGGAGTTTGTTTAGGTCTAATACGAACCGATGTGGTTGGGTACGGGTTACCTGGAGCAACTTCTACTACTAGGTCCCATCCATTCATTACGTCTGTGTAATCTCCTACTTCTTCGTCTTGAGCTAACGCTAATAACGCTTTGTAGATTGTTACACCAAATCCCCATAAACGAACACCTTTATCTTCTTCACCTTTTACAATTACTGGTGCGAAAATACGTGTCTTGGGGTTAAGTTTACCGGCTAATGTCCAGTTATCCTTATCTGAAGTCTTCTTTAATTCCTTAATGAACTCTTCAATAGGATCTTGTTTTCCAAAATTAGATAAAGCGGCCATCGGGTACTTACCAATTCCATAGTGAAACTTCACTTCCTTAAACGGAAGATTAGGATCATACATAGAAGGTACAATACGAATGGTGCTTTTACCGTTTTCGGGTTTCCAGAAAGTAGCTGAATAGTCTACCTTCTCTCTTTCTTGTCCGCCGTTATTTAACGCAGACAGCTTTGCTTTGATTGCATCTAGATTCATAATATAACTTTAATTGTTTATAACTTATTTAAGATACGAAATATATCTCAATTCTCCAACTCTACGATCTTAAATAATTTGGTATTTACTCTTTTTAATTCCGGACCCTTCGTTAATAGAATACAGTTTTTGTAGTCCGTCCAGTTAATTTTAAAAGTAGTATCTAATACTCCGTTATTAAGTTCCTTAATTAGTGTGTTGAGAGCGTTAATCGTATACAGGGTATTTGCTTCTTTCTTTCGATGTACTAAAATAGTATTATCGATAAAATTAGAAACATTACCAAAATCTACATTATAGGTGCAGATATACTCGTCTTGACTTTTAGAATACAAAACGAATATTTTATTATAGATGATTCTATATTTTTGTACTATATTTTCTAATGTCGCCTCTAGTTCCTCTCCTGTAGAGAAGGTGCAAAACAGCTTATTACTCATATCCTCAGTTAAATATATTTGATCGATATCGTAATCGAATCGATGTTGAGACATAACATTTTCCATTGTGTACATATAAATATTAAAAGGTTTTACAAAACCAGGTTTTCAGATGTTTTTATTTTAACTGGGTATTTTTTATTTTCACTTAGTATCAAAGCTAATTCATTTATTATATGTTCTCCATCTTCTTTAGCATAATCAAATAATATTGCGTCGTAAGTATAGAGAGCTATTTTTGTTTTCTTATTTCTAAGATACTTTAGCACTTCTTTTAAGATAAGAACATTTCTTGCAGTTTCCAACGATTGCATGATATAATTCATAAGTTTCTGCGGATGCATTTCCTTAAGGTGCTTATTAAAAGGTTTGTTACTTATAGGAGTTCTTACTACCCCCTTAGAGAACTCATCCCATAACCGGTCTATGTACTTAGTTAGTTTCACAAATATCTCTAAGTTCTTATATCCATCTGGTATTCTCCCGTATATAGCCTGAAAGTTAATTTGTTTTGCTTGAGCGTATTCTTCTTCTGTTAAGTCTTCTTTACCGAAGTAGTATTTACCTAAGGCTTTGTGGGCTGATTCACCTTCTATTTTAAAGTCGATTTGTTCTGATAATAGTCTTAAATGGTACCCGTCAAAGTCAAATTCAACAAAACAATCGTGCTGTGGTATAATAGCTTTTCTAAACTCTTCTCCTTTAGGTATAGCTGCGAAGTTTACACTATTAAAAGCGTTAGTAGGTCTTGACGTACTATTGTAAAGGTTGTAATACGTGTATGTAATATTATCCTTTATATTATACTTAGGTGTATTTGGTTTAAATAAGTCTATAAAAGGTTGGTATACTACTCGAAGTCCGTGTTGTTCTAGTAAGTAAAATACCTTAACAGCAACATCGTTATAGAACTTAAAGGTATCTTCTTTAGGTTCTTCTATATACTTTTCTATTGCATCAAATACCCTTTCACTTTGTTCGTGTAATTTAGATAAAGGTATTATCTGATTAATATTATCAAAGTCTTTAAATTTGTTATAGAACCAGTTTATTGTTGATATTTTACTTGGGAGTTCTATTTTATCGTAGTACCAAAAAGCTCTCCATAGGTTTATATCTATTACATCTACAAGTGGAAAGTGGTAAAGTAGGTTTTTCTTATCTAATACATAAATCCTTTTGTATGCTTTTAAGAGGTCAAAAGCTTCTTCCTTACTAACATTTAAACCTTCATCATGGTTTATAGGTATAATGTAACCTCCTGAGTCATCTAGGGGTCTTATGTAGATTGCTACGGTTGTTGTAAATTTAGGATGGAAGTAATCATTAGATGAAATTACATCTACGTAGACATCAATATCCGGGTAACTACGGAGCCTATCAAGCTGCTGTTTATTTTCTACTATATAAAACATTTCTTATAACCTTTTACTTAATATACGAACTAATCTGTTAAGATCAAACTTAACATTGCTTAATGTCGTAAAGTTTTCCTTCCCTATCAATCTTTGCAGTATAGTCACCGTATCCCTCTACACGAATAGTGTAGTAGAGTTCGTAAGATTCTGGTGATTGTATCTTTGGGTTTAGGTTTGGTATTCTCCTAATTGGTAAGTATTTGTTTCCCTTAACAGCGTTTTTAGTTCTGTAGTAGTAAATGTCTTTCTTAGGATTTCCTTCCTCATCTAATAAAGGACCTTCTTGGTTGTAAATCTTCATACTAATCGCATTAAACGAACCACATGATCTTTCAGCACTAGGGTTACCGACTTGTGCTTGATACCATGTTAGGGATTTAGCATATGCTGATGTTGAATCGGCACTTTGTGATCCTTCAGTTGCTGCAGTTTCTCCTGCGGTTACTTCTGATTGAGGCAATTCAGGAAGAGGGGGTAATTGTTCTTCTTCAAATACTTTTTTAGTTACAGAAGATACGACGTTAGCACCATTTTTTTCAATAGTTGTAACTTCATTCTTTTCTTTCTTCAATAGTTTAAATTTAGAAGAATCTTCTATAACAAATTGTTTTAAATCAGAAAGAAATTCTGTCATACCTGGTATAACTTCCTCCGCTTGTGATACAACGTCTCTATTCCTAGCTACTGCTCCGGGGTATGTATATCCATTAACCTTCTCATCTTCGGAGGGTCCTAAGAGGTTCCACTCTAACTTAGTTCTTCTATAGTATCCTTTATCTGCTATACTTTTATATGTCTCTGATGTTATTTCTTTTATTTCTCCGTTTCTTACATCTTGTAGAAAGTACCTTCTAAAAGTTCCTTGTATGTAGTCATCTTCTACCGGTTTAGCATAGTAAAACTGCTCTGTTGATTTATTTTTTAAACCAGGGGGTACCATACTGTACGCAGGATTCGAACCTACGTTTTCAAACAACTTAATAGCTTTGGAGAAATTTCCAGTTTTTAAATCTTCAAAAGCCATCTTATATTTTCCACCCCAAGATGTTACGACTGCTACAGTATCTTGCACAGGTTGGTTTAGTATATCAACGTACTTAGAGTATTCGTTCATTGCTTCTCCTGTACCGGGATTCTGTCCAATAGCTTCTATTATATACTGAGAACCTGGTACGTAGCCTGTTATATCGCTTAAGCTTGCCATTTTATAGTGTTATATCTTTATCTTTTAATAATGTATAAGCGAAGGTGTTCCTCTTAGTCTTTTTCTGACTTTTTCCAACTAATTCCATTAGTCTTCTATGTTGAGATGCGTCAGCAAATACTTGACATCCTGCAGACCAGTTGTCAACAGTCTTAGTTGCAGCATCACCGTACTCACCTGAGTTATGTAGCTGCATACCGCCTCCATCTTCAAAAAGACCTGCAGTTGTTCCATGTGTTCCTCTAGGAGTAACTGCTAAATCAATCCAGTTATCTTTATATTCTTTATCTCTATATGATGTTTGACCTTTTAATGAAACTAACGCAGGATGGGGGCTTTTACTGTGTGAACTATGTTTACCTGTTGTGTATTGGTTTAAAAATTGTTTTTCAAACAAAGTTCCCGTTCCATTTGCGTTCCATGAATTCTTTCCGCTTTTTGCATCTTTTGCTTTTTGAGCTTTAAATTTTTCATTCTCACCTAAAGTCCATCCTGCTCCAGGTACTGTAGTAGCAGGGTAGCTTTCTGCAAACTGTTGTCCATTTTCAACCCAAGCTACAATTACTATATCTTTAAATTTATTAGTAATCGGATGTAACACTCCTCTACCTGTAGGATTAGAAGGAATCTGTCCTGAAGTATTTCTTACTCCTACTATATTTAATTCTAACTCACCCGCAAACCAAGTATACCCTTTTTTCTGAACAGCTGCCATTACGTTAGCGTATTTAACGTTTTTACCTAAAGCAGTTTGATTTTGGAGCTTATCTGTTCCACCTTCTGTAGATGGTGATCCATCTTCGTTTGCAGGAGGTTGTTCTTGTTTAACAACAGAACCTGCTGTTGCAGAACCAGCACCAGATAATAGTGTAGAAGATCCTCCTGATAGTTTTGTAAGGTTGTACATTAAGGCACCTACTTCAGTTGTCCATCCATTATCCCCTACCGTATGGTCTACTTTTATAACTATGAATACAATAGAGCCGTTACCGTAGACCTGTGGGAGTATTTTAGATGTATTCTCAGATAGCTTAAAAGTTTCTCCTATTTTAAAACCACCGATTCCATGTAATTTAAAAGATAACTCTACCGGTATAGTACCCGGTGGTGGTATATTTTCTGCTTGGCAT